ATGTATAGAAAACATGGCAAATCAAAGTGGTTTTCTCAACGACGAGTTAATAACAACGGACGATGGAATTGGGTTATTGGTCCTCTTTGTGATTTCCGAAAGGAGACTATATGACAGAACCGAAACACGATCCCATCGTCAGGCCAAGTCACTATGCCGGCACCTATGGCCTCGAATGCCTTGACGCCATCCGGAACATGCTGACGCCGGAACAGTACATCGGATTCCTCCGCGGCAATCAGCTGAAGTATCTGTGGCGGTTTGCCAGGAAGAACGGACAGGAAGACCTTCGGAAGGCGAACCAGCTGGGCCAGTGGCTTCTGGAGGCGATCACGGAGACGAAGGCCACGGTGTCTGAACCAACGGAGGGAAGATGATGATTCAACCAATAGAAACTCAATATTGCGGATATCGATTTCGAAGCAGATTAGAAGCACGTTGGGCTGTTTTTTTTAATTGCTTAGATTTGAAATTTGAATATGAACCTGAATGCTATGAAACCAGTGCGGGTTTATATGTTCCAGATTTTCTTGTGACTAATCGTCGCGGACAAAAGATTTTTTATGAAATCAAGCCATCGGCTATTAGTAGATGCCAGAAGCTTGAATCTTTGCAAGAAAAATGCTGGAAAGAAATTGAAGATACGTCAGATACGTCTGATGATTATTTTGGTTTTGAGCTATTAAATGGAGATCCTTATAATTTAATTGCTAGTTCCGACAATATATTTGCTTCCAAGATTGTTTGTCCAAGCTGCTTTAGAATACTTAATCCAAGCGTAATTCACTCATATAGTAGTGAACTATGGAATTTTTTTGATGCCGTGAGAGATGGCATTGATTGTGAAACGTGTGATTATTTTAATAAAGACGAAAGTATTTTTTCAAAACATCGTAAAGGGCGAACACTATTCAAAGAAGAATCACTTTCTGATTATTGTGAGCAGATAAATAATGCCAGAAAAAAAACACGGTCTTTTCGTTTTTGGAGCTGAGCATTGATTCCTCACCTTCCATGTTATGATCGTTCGCCCGGTGTTCTGAATGGAGGCTCCATGATTCGAAGTGTTTTCCTGTTGGTTCTGTTGGCCATTCCGGCCCATGGCGCGCCGCTGAAACTGTTCGGCCGATCCCGGCCAGCTCCGGCGGCCAGGGCGGGATTGAACCTGTCGGCGCTGGAATCAGCCACCATATCCGCCCAGAACGGCGTGGCCGCCCATCGTGGCGGATCCTATGCGTTCGAAGGCGTTGGATTCAGCACGGTTTCCGCCGATCAGGCATTGAGGAACTGCTGCTACTACGGCCAGCGTCAGATAGTAGAATCTGCGGTGGTGCAGGGGAACCGCGGGTGGTTCGCCTGTATTCGGTACCGATAGAAAGGAATGCGATGCTGACTGTTATTTTGCTTGCGCTGGCCGGAGATTCCAAGGGACAAGCGGCCACGCCGCCAGCAAAGGTCGAGATGAAAGGCCAGGCGGCCACGCCGCCGAAGACCATCACCCAGTCCTCGAAGGTCGAGGCTGAGATCGTCCGCGAAGGACGAATTAAGTGGCGCCGCCCCCGGCTGGTGATCACCGAATCGAAGTGATGCCGATAGTTCGCCTGACGGTCTGTCGGCTTGATCCCGGGAGTTTTTCCCGGGATTGTTTTTTTTATTTTTTTGCTCAACTGCCCTTGCATTATGTCCGATATGGGACATAATGATCTCATCACCGCAGTGGTGATGCGACAGAAAACAGGAGTGAGAGTGATGGCGACATACACATACTGCGAGCCTAGTGGATACCGTGAGATCCTCGACGCGGAGACGATGGCCGATGCGCTCGAGGAGGCCGTCGATCTATGTCAGTCCGGCGAATGGGGCACTAGCGGAGCATCGATCGAGATCACGGTGATCGAGTCAGATACCGACGGCGTCGAGATCGACAGGGAGTACCTGACCGTCGATATCGAGCCTGATCACGATGCCCTGATCCGCGCCGCCGGTGGTGATACTGAATGCGATCATGACTGGACCAGTGAGGGTGAGGATGGATGCCGCGAGAATCCAGGCGTCTGGTCCACTGGTGGCACCGGGATCAGCATCTCGTCGCATTGCCGGCACTGTGGTCTGCGCCGCACTGAGCATCTCTGCGGAGATCAACGCAACCCTGGCGATCATGACACGGTTGAGTACAGCGTCATGGAGGGGAACTGAGACGATTAAGATGATTTACCTCACCGTCGCCGAGGCCGCTGCGCGCCTCGGCGTGTCACCTCGAACGATCAGGCGCGCGTGTGCCGATGGCACGATACCCTGCACGCGCCTTGGGCCTAGGACATGGTCGATCCCTGCCTCATCGTTGCCGGCCATCATTCGTCAGCGCGCGCCGCGGGGTTGCAGACGGAATAGGCAATGATTCCATATAATACTGACGCCGGTGACTCCTGCCGGCTTCGGGGACGCCAGCTGGCCGCGGAGAGATCCGCGGTCAGTTGGTTTTTGGCCTGTTTTTGATTCGGTTCAGGTACGCCGCGGAATCAGCGCGGACCCATTCATTCCACGATGACCAGCTCATCAGGTGGCCGAACATCAGGTGGCATGGATCAGCGCAGAGGGTGATCAGGTTATCGGGGTGGAGTTCCAGTCCGGGATCCACCTGAAACGGAATGACATGGTGAACCTCAAGGTTCGCCGTTCGCCCGCACGCCGAACAGCTCCCGAACCTCCGCAGATGGGCGGCCCTGACCGCCGGCCATTTCGGTGATCGTGGCCGGCTGGCTCCGATCGGTGCATGGGACCAGAATGATGAAAGGATCCGGTTCAGCCAGTTCATGTTTCACCATGGAGCAGAATCAGGTTCCGTCTGTCGATATCAGCCAGGGCAAGGTCTTCTGTCTGTTGGTTCGTTCGCCAGCCCATGTAGTGGATGATGAAGGTTTCCGGGCTGGCCATCGTCGGATGGCAATTCATGTCGAGATCCTGCCTGATGATGAACCTGTCAGGATGTCTCATCAGTTCCCGGCATATGGCGCCCTGTTCCCATGGCCAGCCCTTATATGATCGTTTTTCGACAGAATCGACATTCATGGATGCTTCGTTGACGGCATCCAGAAACTGGATGGATTCGGAACAATTTCGGAGCAGAAACACGCCGGCGTTCACCAGCTGAACATCCGCGTTCCTTCCGTTAAAAAAAGGATCTCGAACAAACAGGCCGGGCTGTTCGATGATCGGAATCTGTTTGTGAAAGTTGTTAAAGATACAGTCGCAATCAATCCACAGAATCGCATCGTAGAACGGCAGGATCATCCTGATCAGGGGAATCTTGTCCCATGCTGGATGTCTGGTCGATAGCCGGCCGCGGTGAACCAGATAGTCCAGATGATATTTTTGACAGTATTCACGATGATTGATGGCGGTCCTGTTCGCTATGACCGACATTTCAGGCGTGTGCAGAGTGACGACGCATAGTCTCATTTTTCTAGGATGTTGGACCGAATCTGATCCGTTGCGAATTCGGCGATCACCCGCCAGTCCGCCGCGGTTCCCGAACCGGCCAAAAGTCGATCCGAAGCGGATTCAGCCAGGACACGGAGCGGCGCGGGATCAGGGATCCGTCCTTCATATTTCGTGTTCCGCTCCAGTTCCTGGCACAGTGTCAGCGCCAGGACCTGAGTCCCCACCAGTGACGGTATCAGGCCCGTGTTCCAGTGCTGTTCGCCCCGGGCCATTCTCCGGACCAGCTCCAGTCCCTGCCTGTCATCCTGAGTCAGACCAGCCATGGAATAGTCCTCCGCGGAAAGCCTTCGACCGTGGCGAAGATCCACGCATCACCCTTCGCCAGCATCGAGCCTATGACCGATGAATTGGCCCAGAATCCTTCCGGTCCCGGATCTCCGGGGCCCACCGGCCCGGTATGGGCATCGGGACCCCAGCTGTTGTCGAGTCGGCCCAGTTCGCGGCCATCGGCCAATGTGGTGTATCCGGACAGGCACATGGCATGGGCCCACGATCCGCTGGCCCGGCATTCGCCGATTTCGTTCCTGACCATCTTGAAGCCTTGATTCGAACAAACGGCGATTCCGTATCCGTTCGCCAGGGCCTGTTTCGCGGTGGTCCAGGTGCTGACTCTGGTGACTGACCGGACTGGATGGGACCTCGAAAGTTGTTCAAGATCGTCGGGGCATCCATCCTTCCCCCAGCTCCGGCAACGGGCCTCCGAATAGGTGGTCAGGTCATGTTCGCCAAGTATCTGCTGGGGCAGGATTCCCCAGTCGCGGACGAAGGTGGCGGCCCATGCTCCGATGCAACCGTCATGGTTCCCCAGCTTTCCCTTCCCGACTTCGACGCGGCTTCCGGCGTAGACGGGCTCCGGCGCCAGGCTGGCGAACATCTCAGGATCTCCCGCGGCGATCTCAGCCAGCATGGTGTACTCGATGGCCCGGACCGTGGCGAAGGCCACACAAGAGCCTACAGTCCCCTGATTCCGCGGAGGCAGAAGGTGCCCAAGAACCTTCCTGGCGATGTCCCACAGATAGGCGCTGGCCGGCACTTCGTGCATCTGGGATATGGGCGTCAGCGCGGCGTCGGCTTCCGGCAGGGTTTCCACGATGCCGGCCACGGCTTCCGGATCATCGATCCATCCCGGCGTGTAGTGGTCATTCATCGGCATGACTCCAGCGCGGACCGGATCCTGCCGCACAGTGCCACGGCGCGGTCTCTGAGTGCCGGTGACAGGGGAACATCCACGGTCCCCATGGAGGCGGCCCATTCTTGGGCGATTCGTTCACGGATGGCGGACAGGGCGCCATCCCTGACGCCGGCGTTCTTTCGGGCCTTCACCAGCGCCTGATAGAGGTTCTCTGTGGTCTGGATGGAAGGATCCGCGGCGATGGTTTCACCCTGCCTGTAGGTTTCGATAAGCCGGGAAAGCTGATCGGCCTGGCCTTGTTCCTGAAGGCCCCCAAGGATCCCCTTCAGCGCGGTGGCCAGCTGGTCTGGCTGGGGCCCGGGATCCGGTTTTACCTGGCCGATGATGATGGTGGTGATGGCTGGTGGCGTGGGAACATCGGCCACGGAGCTGTAGGCAAGAAGACGGTATCGGCCCGGAACCGCGGCGCTAACCACCGTGGATTTTGGATCGGCCAACAGGTTGGATGGGAAGACATTCAGGCCCCCGTCCAGCGGCAGAAACCGGACCAGCTTCCCTTCCGTGGTGGCGGTGACGGTGACGAAACCGGCCACTTCCCCGCGGATCTCCGGCGGTAGGGAAAGCTGACCGAACAGCGCCAGAATCAGGAAGGTCATTTCAACGGTTCCGTGGGTCCAATTTTCTGCGGCCTGGCGGGCATCATGCACGCCAGGGAATCGATCTTCTGGGCGATGATGGTGGTGTTGGCGTTCTGTTTCTGCTGTTCGTGGATCATCTCGTCCAGCTGGCGGTTCGTTTCCTTCACGAACGAGATATGAAGATCGCGAACCGGGATCAGAAGATTGTGGGCCACCCACCAGACCGCGGCGCCGATTCCGGCCAATATGAGGTACATTAGGAAAGTATTCGGCCCCAGTTCCCGGGCGATGTTCGGATCCATGGGCAGGCCCTCCATGCCGCTGATTCTAGCCGGGAATGGTCATCAGAAGGATAGCCTTGTGCAGATATTTCATGACCACTTGCAGGCCGAATTCAGCTAGCGGCGCCATGCCAGGATTAAGGGCGCGGTATCCGCCCAGATAGGTGTCGGCGCCTTCGGCATGCTGGGCCACGTCCTGAGTCAGAAGTATGTGTTTCCACTTCTTGCTGGAGCGGGCCCAGCGGAGCCATTCCGTGATCATCCAGTTCGGCCAATGGTGGAGAACATCCTTCATCAGGGCCAGTTCACCGGAGGGAAGGGATTCGCGGTCCGTGAAGATGTCCGCCTTCATCCATGAGTTCGACGGGTAGGCGGAACGAAGCCGGCTGATATTCGAGTCGGTGCAGTCGATGCCGACGTAATGCTGGGCCTTCAGGTGAGTTCCCACCACTCCGTCGCCGCATCCTAGGT